TGTATTCCAGCAATACTCATGAACTCTCAGATGAGATTAAAAGCAGATACCCAAACAGTAAAATCTGGGCATATCCAGATCCAGCAGGCTCAGCCCGTTCTACTAAGAGCCAAGGACAAACAGATCACACTATCTTGGCCAACGCAGGATTCGTGGTCAAAGCCCCAAGACAACACACCCCAGTGAGAGACAGGATCAATGCTGTGAATGCCAGATTATGCTCAGCGGCTGGTGTTAGACACCTATTCATATCACCCAAGTGTAAATATGTTATCCAATGCCTAGAGCGTCAGGTCTTCAAAGAAGGATCAATGGCTGTGCCAGAAAAGGGTGAGTTTGATCATATGAATGACGCCTTGGGCTATATGATTGATTGGCTATGGCCTATCACGAGAGAAAGACAACCTGATCCTTATGCACCCAAGCGATGGCAGCATAAGATCGCCGCATAAGAGGATTATAAAATGAACCAGACATTATTAGAACAATACATGGCAGTGACCAGCACTAATAGATTGTATCAACGCAATCAGGCACAATGGGAATATCTATTAGAATCATATATGGGTGGCATAGAATACAAAAGGACTGGTTATCTCACACGCTATGTCAATGAATCATCAGAAGAATACGCAGCCAGGGTGGCTTCTACACACTTAGAAAATCACTGCAAGTCAGTGGTTTCTACCTATGTGAGTTTCCTATTCCGTGAAGAACCTGACAGAGAATTTGGATCTATTGAATATGATCCTATGCTGAAAGATTTCCTAGAAGATGCTGATCTAGATGGCCGTTCATTTGACAACTTCATGAAAGAAGCGTCAGTATGGAATTCAGTGTTTGGTGCTGTGTGGATCATGGTGGTCAAACCTAATATGAATACTGTGACCCTAGGTGAAGAGATAGAATTGGGAGTGCGTCCATATCTCAGCCTGCTGACACCTATGGCCGTGATGGATTGGACTTGGCTGCGTGAGCCCAATGGTAGATACAAACTCAGTTATCTCAAATATGCAGAAGAAGCCAATGACACTTTTTCAACAATCAAAGAATGGACAGAAACCACCATCACTACCTATACTGTTGATCATAAAAACAAGGCAGTCACAGCAGAAGAAATCACAGTGAATGGTCTGGGCAAGATTCCTGCTGTGATCGCTTATAATCATAGATCACCAGTGAGAGGTCTAGGCGTGTCAGATATCGCGGATATCGCTGATGCACAGAAATTCATCTATAATCTGACATCAGAAGTTGAACAATCAGTGCGTGTAAATGGGCATCCTGCACTCTGCAAGACCGTGGGCACAGAAGCCTCAGCAGGTGCAGGCGCTATCATACAGATGGAAGACAATCTAGATCCTGGATTGAAACCATATATGCTCAGTGTCAGCACTGACATCTCGTCAATCTATGGTGCCATCAAGCATTCAGCAGAAGCCATAGATAAGATGGCCAACACTGGAAGTATAAGATCAACTGAAGCACAGCGTATGAGTGGTGTGGCACAGGAACAGGAATTCCAATTGCTCAATGCCAAACTCAGTGAAAAAGCAGACAATCTAGAATTGGCAGAAGAACATATCTGGGAACTCTACTGTCTATATCAAGGCAAGATCTGGGATGGAGAAATAGATTACCCAGGATCATTCAACATCCGTGACACCAGCATGGAGATTGATCGTTTGGTCAAAGCACGGCAAGCAGCCACAGATCCTCGTGTGCTACAGGTCATTGATCATGAACTGCTGGAACTGTTAGGTGAAGACGCTGACATGATCCGTGAAGAAGTGGATCCCAGTCTGGTTCCAGCACAGCCTCCATTTGACATACACGTCATGGTCAATCCAGAAACGGGTGAAGAGTTCTATGCTAGAACAGAAGCAGAACATCTGCGCTATGCTGAACTAGGCTATGTGCATAAGGAAGAAGATTGAAATTAAAGAGATCAGAGATCGCTGGATATAGAACACAGAGATTGGATCTACAGTTTAATCTCTGTGCCCTATGCTCAGAACCAATTGATGATGATGCCGTGTTAGATCACGATCACAAGACTGGCTTGATCAGATCAGTGTTACACAGAGGTTGTAATGCCATGTTGGGCAAGATAGAAAACAACATGGCACGCAATAGGATGGACCAAGAGAGATTAAGGAAATGGGCCCAGAACATAGTTCAATATATTTCTAAGACCCATACTGATCTCATACATCCAACATTTAAAACATTAGAGGAGCGTAAAATGGGAAGAGGACGTGGAAAAGGCCGCAAGCCACCAAAGCGTTGATTGGTATGGTTACTTCAAGAGCATCCGTCAAGAATGCCCTTGGAGTTATAGTGCCTATCAGAATGGTAAGATTAACATAATTGAATATACTGGGCAAGTGTTACCCCTGGGTGATTATCTAGCCCGTGTTTATGTGATCAATGCCCCAGACGAAACAGTTGAAGCCATATGCCAAGGTCTAAACTATGGTTCAGATGAATGGTTGTTTTCATATCCAGGATATGGACCATTCGCCGCACCTGTGAGCATATTGATCCAACAGTCAAGGGCCAAATTGCAGGAATTGAGAAGTAAATTAAATGAAGGAGCATGAATCATGCCCATATACAGAGCGACTGGTCCGCGTGGAGGAAAGGGTTGGCAATATGGTAGTTCAGGTAAGGTATATCCAACCAGACGTCAAGCGGTGGCTCAAGCACGAGCAATCAAAGCAAGCCAATCTAGAACGAAGAAAAAATAAGTCTAGATAACTACATTTAACAGCATTTAAGGTTAAATGCTATAAATAAAATATAACTCATTGGAGGTGATGCCACAATGTCAGAAAATACATTGGTAACGGATATGGGCACTGATCCCGCTGACGATACAGCAAATCAGGCACAGGCAGCAAAGACATTCACGCAAGAAGAAGTCAATGCTATATTGGCTAGGACCAAAAGTCAAGTTGAAAAGAAGTTCGCCAATAAGTATGAAGACCTAGGTGACATTGAACAACTGCGTAGTATCAAAGCAGATTGGGAAAAGCGCCAACAGGCAGAACAGATCAAGCGTGGTGAGTTTGAAAAAACTCTACAAGAACTTGCAGCCAAAAAAGATCAAGAGATCCAAAAGAGAGATATGATCATCAAGGAGTATAAGGTCAATGTGCCTTTGCTCAGTGCCGCGGCCCAGTATCGTGCTGTAAATGCAGAACAAGTCAAGGCACTGTTAAGCAATCAATTACGCCTTAATGATCAAGGTGATGTAGAAGTGGTAGATACCAAAGGAGCCGTGAGATATAATGATCACGGTGAGCCATTGGCAGTGCAAGATCTAGTGAGAGAATTCTTAGATTCGAATCCTCACTTCGTTCAGCCTACTCCTGCCACAGCCAATAGTCGTAGTAATATCACTGCTAATGGCGCACAAAAACTAGATATCTCAAAATTGGATATGAAAAATGCCGCTGATCGCCAACTATATAAAGAATGGATGGCTCAGCAAAAACATTAAGCCTAACCAAGGAGATATTTTAACATGGCTAATAATACCACAATCAACAGCGAATTATTTGCGCCGCTGGTCACACAGGCACAATTCGCTGCATATGAAAATTCAATCGCACGTCAGATCGTAACAGTATTTGACGCACCAGTTAATGCTGGTAAAGTCCTACAAGTTCCTGTATGGTCAGGTATCACTGCTGAGTTGATCAGCGATGAAAGTGCTGCCACAGCCAAGGATACCAATACCACAAGCCAGACCATTACTCTAGCAGAGCATGTGGTCTATCATCAGATCACAGATATGTTGCGTGACAGTTCTTTCAGCAACGTCATGGCACAGATTGGTGATCAGAGTGGTCGTGCTATCGCTGAAAGCATGGACACACAGGTTTTCGCACAGTTCGCTAACTTCGCAGTCAATGTTGGTGGTTCTGGTGAAGAACTAACCGCAGATCGCATCCTCCGTGCTGCCGCAACTCTGCGTGCCAACAAACTAACTGGCCCATTCTACGCAGTGGTGCATCCAGGTGCTGCCTATAACTTGAAGAAAGAATTAGGTGCAGTTGGTGCAGGTGCAGCCGCTCTTGCAGCCGCAAGTTCTAATGTGGCTAACCGCGTGTTAGATGGTTTCTACATTGGCACACTGGCAGGCGTCCAGATTTTTGAAAGTGCTCTAGTTCCTACAGTCAGCACTGACAGAATCAATGGCGTGTTCGCTGCCACAGCATTAGGTCATGCTATGCGTGGAAGCATTGAAATGAACGAATTGTATCTGCCCAAAGAAAGAGCAACTGACGTTGTTCTAAAAGCAGTGGCAGGTGCCGCAGTTCTTCAGCCAAGCCATGGTGTGATGATCCGCACAGAGATCAGCACCAGCAACTAATCCAAACTAGATCTATTTTGGATTGGCAAAAAGGGCACTTGACGGTGCCCTTTTTTTATCATATAATAATACTATGTTCAACAGCCAAACGGAGTGGCAAAATGCGATACCTAGTTCGTGAATCACAATATCGTGAGATCATCATAGAAGCAG